ATAACGAATTTAAAGGAAGCCAAAAGCAGGATAGTAGTTCCATAACTCACGATATTATAGCAAATATTTATGGAGATGATAATGATGTTTATGTAAGGCAAATGCAAAACGGAAACAAAGATTTAACATTAACCATTTATAATGATGATAATGAACTTAATGAAGAGCCAAAGACTTCAGAATGAAGATTTAGATGATATTAGAATCCATATATCAAAGATTGAAAACAAAGTAGAAAATGTCGAGGGTATAACCATTAAGCTTATTGAAAGATGGAATAAGTCAGATGATGTTTCCTTAAGACATAGAGAGGATATTGTAAAAGAAATGAATGAGATAACTGATGGGTTATCATTTTTAAGAGGAAGGTTGAATGGACGTGGATAGTTTAAAAGTAACAACCTTAAGTTTTGCAAGTATAGGGGGCTTAATGTGGGATGTTATCCCTTGGGCTCTTATGGTGGCTATAGGTATTTTACAATGTATATACCTTAGCTATAAAATCAAAAAGATAAAGGACTAGTATGAACATAAAAGCAATGCTTATTGATATGGCATCAGCTCAAGCAGAGAAACTTGAAGGTGATATGATATCAAAATTGAACTCTAAAGAAATGGAGGAAATGATTGCATCTAAAATTAATGAGAAAATCGATATTCCATTTGTTAGCGAAGATAAAGAGCAAATCTTTTTTGAGAAGTGTGTTGACGTTGTTACTGATCTCCTCGAAGGATTCATCAAGGGAAAATCGTAATTTGAAGTTTGACGATGCTATAGGTATCGTACTTAAACACGAAGGTGGATATGTTAACGATAAGAATGACCCCGGTGGGGAAACTCGCTACGGGATTTCTAAGAGAGCATATCCTAACCTTGATATAAAGAATCTTACTATATCTCAGGCAACTGAAATATATAAAAAAGATTATTGGTTAAAGGGTAAAGTTGATAAAGTTCCTCCTTCATTACGGCTTATTTATTTTGATATGGTCGTAAATATGGGGAAGAAAAGAGCTGTTAAGATATTACAGACAGCTATAAACAATAAGGGTGTCGCTACGACAATAGATGGTGGCATTGGCCCTCAAACATTAACAAATTTAAGAAAGGCTAAGTTGGAGCCAGATAGACTTCGTGCTTATAGAGTGAAGTATTATGGCGACCTCGTAAATCGTAAACCAAGTTTAGAGAGATATTACTACGGATGGTACAAGAGAGCTATTGCTACGTAGACGACGGGAAAGACATCTTTCGCAAACTAGAGTTTAAATCTAGTAAAAGATGGAGAAAAGAACCGCCAGATTGCTGCCCTCATTGTAGTCATAAAGACATACAGGGAGTAGAGATACTTGGTGCTTATGAAGGCCCTCTATTTTGGGAGTGTACTGGTTGTGGAGAAAAGTTCTTGAGATTTACTAAGAGGACAACTATAGCTCATCTTGATAAAACTAAGGACTTATATATAGACCTAGAAGGATTAGACCGGATATGGGAGCAAGAACCAAATTAGATAGGGGAGTAGTTAAGCGTGGAATTATTACACCAGACAAACACTTTCCGTATCACGATGAGGCGGCTATTAATGTTGTTACGAAAGCGATTAAAATCACTAAACCAGATTTTTACGTTGACCTTGGAGATACTGGGGAATTCGAATCCGTTTCGAATCATCAGTGGAAGCACAAGAAAAGGCCACCTCTCGAGTATCAATTACCTAGGGTTTACGAAGACCTTAAAGCCATTAATGAAGGAATGGACATTATTGATGAAGCACTTGATAAAGTCAAGGTAAAGGAAAGATATTTTTGTGAAGGAAACCACGATGATTGGCTTAATAAATTTTCAGCAGAGAATCCATATCTACAAGGGTTAAATGTAGAAGATGGACTGCTATTAAAGAATAGAGGATATGAATACTACCCTAATGGAAAATATCTTAAAATTGGACACTTGTATTTTTATCACGGTAACCACTTTGGTGGACTTGCTCACGCAAGGAATCATTTACTGAGGTTAGGATGCAATATAATGTATGGACATCATCACGATTTACAGATGGCAAGTGTAACTCATATAGACGGGCCAAAATCAGCTTGGAGTATAGGTTGTTTAAAGGATATGTCAAGTGAAGCTAATAAGTGGTTGGGTAATAGACAGGTTAACTGGGCACACGCTTTTGCAGTTGTGGACTATTATACAGACGAACGTTTCACCGTTCACGTGGTTAATATCATTGATGGTGTCACATCACTATGGGGAGAGGTTATAGACGGAAATGCATAATTATTTTTTAAAGTGGGGAGTTAGAAGTGCTGCTAAATTTATGAATGTTGCTGAAAAAGCTGCAGACGGAGTAGCAAGCTCTAGAGAACTTTCTCTTTTAGGTATACTACAAAAACAAAGTGGAAAAAGGATAAAAGACTTATATAGAATGGCAGTTGATAGAACTAGGATAGGCGGTAAAGGAAGCTTAGTTGAAAAAACACCATTGTCTGAGTGGAGCAATGTGGGATTTAAGAAATTAAAAATTATGAATAGAGCAATATCAAGGATGAAAGATGCCTAAACAATATTATCAAATAAGTAAGTTTGTATACGGAATAATGGGTAAACCTCAAGATGAGAGGGATATACCCGATGATGCTGCAAGTAATAGTTTAAATATAGAACCTTTAACTCAAGGGGAACTTATGGGTATTCCTGATGACAAGTTCTTAAAGAAGAGTGGTTTTGATAGTGATATCAGTTCAATATACTACTCTCAAGGAGGAGCTAGTACAGGAACATATAGCGGAGTAAGTGCCACAAGTCGTGTTATAGACCCTCCTTCATAATGGCAATAACTGAAACAACTAAGTATAACGAAAAGTATCTAGAAGTATCTGGCCCTTTTAGTGGTTCTACTGAAACTAATTTTATGGTTAAGATAAATGGTTCTGCTCAATATCAATGGAGAAAGAAAGCTTGGACAGATACATCTTGGGGTTCTTGGTCAACCGCAGCAGCTATTCAATTAGATACTTTACTTACTCTAGCAGATGGGATTAAGATAAAGTTTACTAGGGGTTCTACAGGTGATTATAATAATGGCGATAGGTGGGAATGGACAGCTTATGGAGATTTAACTGTTTCAGATACTGATGATGCTTATGATAATATGACTATTCTAGAAAGACAGGATGAGTCTGACTTAGTCTTAATATCTAAGAAGAGCGGTAAAGTAACCTTAGTAAAGAATTATGATACAGACGCACCAACAGTAGAAGAAGAAATATCTAATATAGGGCCAACAGATTCTATAGACTATGAAAGAAATAATAAAGAAGTATATATAGCTACTGGTAAACTAAATGGCCCTAGATGGCTTGGTTATATTAATTATTCTACTTTTGATGGCCCGACATCACAGCCAGAAGTGTATAGTGCTCCAGCATTAGATTATATAGCTGGTAATGAACCACCTAATGAAGATGTGTATGATATAGGATGTGTTCTTATAGGTGGAGCAACAACAGGCTCTGGACTAGGGGAACAAGAGACTAAATATTCTGAACACGCTAAATTAATAGTAGGTATAAACGTAGAGGGTGATAGGGCTGAAAACTTTTTAAATGTTTTTAATAGAGTAGATAAAAAGATATTTAGGTTTCCTACAGGCACTGCTCCTGTTATGATTAAGCTTTGGTATGAAAAGATGGATTCAGATGATAGATGTACTGGAGTAGCTGTTCTTTGTAAACCAGATACTCCTGATTATGCTGGTAAGTTACAGTTCTGGGAGATACCATCTACTGGAGCAACTGTTGGGCAAAATGCTAATCTTGTAAAAACTTTAAAATTAAAAGCCCCTGATAGTGTAGGTGGTGGTAGTATTACCCACTTTACCGATTTTGTTATAATGTCATCCAAATCGGATTTAAGTGCTTCACCTTCTTGGTCATTATGGTGTACAACAACTAAAGACCAAAGAAGTGATTATAAAACAGCAGATGCTCATAACTATCAATGGGTATGGAAGAATACTGATTTCAATACTAAAGCTGATGGTGCAGATGTAGATGGGTGGATTAATGTAACACCTAAGATGAATTTTGGTAGTTCAGATTGGGATTGGGATGCTGGTGATGAAGGTTCAGGAGAATGGTTTTGGATGGCTGAGCATACTGGAGCTACCTATGCTCACGATAAAGTAGCAATACACGCTGATCTTGCTGGGAGAAATGATTTAAAACAATATGTTTATGATAGTCCTAAGTATCATCAATTAGAAGCTGGTGGATATGATAAGGATGGTTTAAACCCTACTATAATGTGGACTTGTAGATTAAGACCTATTACAGAAAAGAAAAATCAAGTGATTGCTAGTGCGAGAAATAAAGCTATGACATCAGCAGAACAAACCTCTCAAGGGTCTTATTGGACTAGTAGCTTAATAGGGCCTTTTATTAATGATGATGTTGCTACAAAAACACAAAGAACATTTAGAGCAGCTAGTTGGGTTACATATGCGATACCTAGTGATAGGACTGGAATAGAGCAAACTCCTATACTCTTACATATGGATGACTGGGATCACGGAACTACACCAGAAGCAAGATTTTTAAAGAGCCATCAATTAGAATTACCTGATTGGATGTTATCTTATCAAGGTACAGGAAGAAGGGTTAATTTAAAATGTTGTCCTTCAGTACAGCCTAATTTTGGATTATATGGAAGGTTTCATATTTATGGAGATAGGTACGTTGGTTTTAATGGTATACGAACTGGTATAACTTATGTAAGACCGGGTAATCATACATTTTATGCTATAAAAGCAAGTCTAGATGCTAATGATACTAAGCATCATTGGATTGAACCTGATAGACCATACTTATTCCCTTCAGCAGCTCCTGCTGTAGTGTATAGTAATTGGTCAGATGGAGACGCTGCTTGGGGTACTACTGATGCTACTGAGCGTAAGTGGAGAATACTCCCCTACAATGCAAGTCACGGTGCTGATGATAAAATGAGATGGAGATTAGCTGAGGGCGATAGACATTATAGTTTAGAAATAGCTTCAGGGCCTCCAGTTGTAAATGCTTCTTTCCCTAGATATACTGGGACTAGTAAGGAAGCAGCTTGGA